CGATTATGAAACGTTTGCAGCAAGTTATCCTAGCTATGATGAATCCATTATAAAAAATATTTGGCAAATGCTTAGTAGTCCATCTTCACTTACTAAAGAATGGTTTTTACAAGAATTTGAAAATGATGCAAATGAAATAGCAGAACAAATGGGAGTTGGATATATGACCCCCAAAGGAGCTGCAGCACATCAAAAGAAGATTAAAAAACTTAGAAAATTTTTAGACAAGAAAAATGATCGTGGATTTGTATATGATTTTGATGATTACCCAAAAACAGTCTTTGGAACAAAATATTTAAATGAAGGTGGATTAGCTGGACATATGTCACATCCATTTGATAAAAATAGATCACAATCATTAACATTCGCAGATTTCAAAGAAATGATTTCACGTGGATTACAAGGTAGATTAGACATAGAAAATGCAGTTACTGAAAAAACAGATGGACAAAATATATTTGTTACATTTAAAGACGGAACAGTTAAATTTGCTAGAAATAAAACAGAACGTGTTAATCCATTATCTGTTGAAGGATTACAAGCAAAGTTTGCAGGAAGAGGACCTATATCAGATGCATTTGGAGAAGCTGGTAATGATTTAGAAGCAGCATTTTCAAAAGTAGGAACAGAAAAATTAAATAGTATTTTTCAAAATGGAAAAGTATTTGCTAACATGGAAATTATTTATCCAGAAACAAAAAATGTTATAGCATATGAAATAGCAGTTCTTCAATTTCATAACTTAGTTGAGTATGATGAAAATGGAAATGTTGTTCAAACTGATATGACTGGAGGAGCAGTAATACAAAGAGCTATACAAGATGCAAATGCTCATATGCAAAAAACATTTAACTTAATACCACCACAAAAAATTAAAGTAGGAAGAGTTGAAAATTTTCAAGATTATGAAGATGCATTATTTACAGAATTGAATCAATTACGTGACAAATATCAATTACAAGACACTAGTTATTTGTCAGATTATCATAAGGCCTGGTGGAGAGATGTTATAAAAGAAAAAGCAAACGAAATGAATTATGATATATCTGATGATTTAATAGAACAATTAACTAATAGATGGTCATTTAATGATAAATCAAATTCAATTGTAAAAATTAAAAAAATGATTGATAATCCAGAATTCTTAGAATGGGTCTCTGTATTTGATAAAAAAGATTTCAAACAATATCAAAAAGATAATTTGCAACCATTTGAATCTATATTTTTAAAATTAGGAGCAGAAATAATGAAAAATGCATCTAATTTTTTAGCAGCAAATCCAAATAAAGCTGTACAATCAATAAGATCAGAAATTGCTGGAATAATACGTACTCTTAGATCCACAAATGATATTGCAAAAATGGATCTATTAAAAAAACAATTAGAACGAATTAAAAGATTAGGTGGATTTGAGAAAATAGTTCCAGTAGAAGGAATTGTATTTACCTATGGCGGTAATACGTATAAACTAACTGGGGCTTTCGCCCCCATAAATCAAATATTAGGAACATTAAAGTATTCTAGATAATATTTATATAAAAGAAAATAACAGGACGTTAAAATGGCTAAATATAAACAACCAAAAAATGAAAAGCATAAAGCTAGAAAAGATTTAAAAGATTACACTATCGACAAAGAAGTCGAAGGTATGGTACCAAATGCGTCTGGAGAGCCAATGCCGGAAGTCCCTAGAAAAGATGATAAAGAAGTTATTAACGATGTTGAAAACATGGTACCTAACGTAAAAGATTCTGATAAAATATATGTTACTAAAGAATTAGAAGATGGCGATCCTAAAATGCCATCTAATGCATTAAAAACATTAGTAAAGAATCAAGAAGAAGATGCAAAAGAATTAATTGATACATTATCAAAAAAAGATGGTGGATATATGACACAAATAGAAAAACTAACTAAAGAGCAAAAAGAACAATTGGTAAAAGAAATTGTAAAAAGAAAAGTTGTTAAATTTTTATCAGAACAAGAAAATAAAGAAACTGATAATATAGAGCAGCCAATAGAAGAACCTGTAGAAGAACCAGTAGCAGATACTCCAGAGCCACCACCGGCTCCAGAAGCACCAGCTGAACCTGCAGATAGTCCAGAACCAGAAGTTACACCAGAGCCAGAAGCACCAGCTGAACCAGAGACAGATCCTGCTGCAGAAGAACCAGCTGAACCAAAAGGCGGAGCTGATTCTCAACCTGGAGACACAGGAGATCCTAGAGTATCTAAATTTTTAGAAGCCATGGAACAAAAGCCTGGAACATTGGCACAAGTTACATTAATGATGAAAACTATTAATCAATTTTTAAATGAAAAAGATGTTAAAGGTAAAATACAATTTTTAGCTTTCATGAAAAAATTAGTAGATAAATCATTACAAAAAATGGATCCTAAAGATCTGTAATTAAATTTAATTTAAATTTTATGGCAAATAAGTTACAAAACATTAAAGCCATCCAAAAAATGTTGGATGGTACTCATGCATTTCAAACTAAAAAAACTCACGGATTTACTGATGCTAAACAAAAAGCAGAAAAAAACAAACGTCGAGAAATAGGAGAAATATGGGAAGAAAAAATTGGGAATACAATTTATATTATAGAGCAACAAGACGGATTTCGTGTTAAAAAACCAAAAAATTCAGTTTCTAAAGAAATTCGTGAATATCTAAATTCATATCCAAATTGTAAAGAAGATTGTTGTAAAACAAAGTTTGGCCCTGTTGATGAAAAAATGCGTTTAATTCATGGAATGTGTTTAGATTGCGTTATTGACATGGAACATGAGTTAAAAAAACAAGGAAAATACGATGAATACGAACGTCAAAAAATGACTGAAAATGCCATAGCTTGGTTAAAAAAAGCAGAACAAGATGTTGAAATGTTAAAAGAAACATATACTAAAGCATCTAGTACAGTTATGAATGCTGATGGACAATTAGAACATTGGTCTGCTAAAATGACACCGGAGGAATTTGAAGAAAAAATAAAAACTGGATTTGATAAATTTAAAACTAATTTTTTAGAAAATTTAAATAAAAAGAAAGAAAACAATGATTAAAAAAACATGGAAAATAATTGCTGGCATAGTTGCTGGAATATTTGGATTAATATTTATTTTTGGAAAAAAATCAAATAATAAAAAAGCTGAACAAGCAAAAAAAGAAATTGATGATAACAATGTTAATATTAATAAATTAGATGGAAAAATAGAAGAAGTTAAAAAACAAAAAACTGTTGCAAAGAAAAAAGTAACAACAACAAAAAAACAAATAGCTTCTACTAAAGCAAAAAAAGCAGCTCCAAAAAAAGCAACTCCAAAAAAATCAGTTAAAAGTGCAAAAGCAAATATCAAAAAGAAAATTAGGAAATGAAAAAATATTTTATTATAATATTAATATGGCCATTGTTTCTTTTTGGACAAATGCCAGATACATGTTTTACAGAAAATGAAATAATAGAAATTTCAGAAACATTGGATTCATTATATTATTTAGATTCAATTAATAATGAAATTATTTCACAACAAGAAACATTAATATCTGAATTAGAAACAATTGCAAATTTAGATTCTATTGAATTATTATATACAAATAAAAAAATAGAATTATTAAATAATAATATAGAATTGTATATACAGCGAGAAAAATATTTAAAACCAAAATGGTATGATCATAAAGTTATATGGTTTAGTTCTGGAATATTAACTGCTGTATTAACAGGAAAAATGATTGTTGAAGTAGTTCAGTGAGTAAAAAACAAAATATAAAAAAAATAATTCAAGAGCAATATAAAAAATGTGCAGAAGATCCTGTATATTTTATGCGTCAATTTTGTTATATTCAACATCCTACTAAAGGCAAAATTAAATTTAATTTATTTCCATTCCAAGAAGAGTCATTAACTACATTACAAAATAATAGATACAATGTTATTCTTAAATCTAGACAATTAGGTATATCAACATTATCTGCAGGATATGCTTTATGGTCAATGTTATTTAATGAAGACTTCAACGTTTTAGTTATAG